TGCCAATAGTTCAGATAAAACAAATAACCCTATTGCAACATATCCTATATTTTGATCCATTAATATATATATATTTAATTATAAAATTATTTTTTTATTTTATTTTTATTTTTAGATTTTTTTTTTGATTTACTTGTAGGGTAGTTACAAAATACACATTCAGGAGTAAATTTTGTTTTTTCTTTTTTTTCACGATTCAATTCAGCCTTAAGTATGGTATCGGGATGTAAAGCAGATTTTGTTCCTTTTCTTTCAACTTTCTTAAACTTTGGGTAGAGATCCATTTATATATAAATATTAAAGATAAAAAAAAAAAATATAATAATTAATATATATAAAACAATGTCGTTAATAGTTTTAAACTCAAAAGGACAGGACCCTGCCGAATTTGAAAACCATTTTGGTAGAGGTATTAAACTTCCTCAGAATGCAGAACTTTGTTTAGTAGGCTCAAATATTAATTTTAAACAAAATGGAAATGATGAAACAACTATCCACGAAGGTAATGATACATTTGTAGTTCAATATGGTAATGTAGATGTAGCAGGAGAGAATGAAACTGGAGCATTTTATTTTAAGATTCCACACGGAACTTATAAAAATTTTCAACTAGGAGGAATAATTGATAATACATTATTATCAGGAGGATTAACAGCATTTTCAGGAAAAGGAAATGCATATAATGCTAATATCCCTGTATCTTCATTAGTAGCAGGATTACAAGCAACTTATAATACTACATCATTAGAAGTTGAATTTACAGCTCAAAGATACACTATCGGAAGAAGGGGAGGAACAGTAAATGATATGCAAACAAATAGATATGCTAGTGACCAAGACGCCAATGAATCTTTTTTAACAAGTATGGGAACATTTAAAAATAATGTTAATATGGAAACAGGACAACAAACAAATGCAATTATAGCAAATTCAATTACAAGATGGGGAGTAGATCATACTTTTGCAGAATGGTTACCACCTAATCTAGATGAACAAGCAGCACAGAAAACATCATTATGTATTTTAAATAAATATCCAATATGGACTCATTCATTAGGAGCAGCCCCATTATTACCAGTTGGTGGAAGATGGGGAGGAGGTCCAAATGTTAATGATTATTGGATGAACGGTCATCATTGGCTTTTTGATCCAATATTAGCTTTTCCAGATTTTAGAGATAAATTAACTGTTTATATGGGAGGGATTGTTTCAAATAAAAGGGTTGGTATGACAGGATGGAGTTCAAGATATGAAGCATCAGAAAATAATACAGTAAATCAACAGGATTTTAATAATTGGGCTAATGGAGGCGTAAAATATGATATTTGGTGGGAAATAAAGCCTAATGATACTCTTCAAAATTGGACAGTAGAATATTTTTATCATCCAATGAATACTACAAGATGGGATTATACAAAGAAAATTAAATTTGGTGAAGGACAATTATTACCAGTTGGTAGTAATCAAATATCTTTAATACCTAAAAATGGTAAATGTGGAAATGATGCTAATGCTCCAACTGTTCCAGATCCAGCGGACGAAGATAAATTTATTTGGGAAGGTAGATATAGTCATTCTGCTACAGTTACAGCACCAACACCAAATTCAACATCACCAGCAATTTTAAACGGACAAAAAGGATATGTTGTTGTAACTGATGGAGGAGATTTTGATATTTATAAACATTTACCATTATTTCAAGGAGCAAATGTAAAAGAACCTCGTCCAATGCTTCCAGGAACAGAAGTATCAGTAAAACTCAGTTCAATTAGACATCAAAATACAGAAAGATCATTAATGAGTATATTTAATGGAACTCCTGAGCCATTAGTTGGAGGATCAGGAACTGAAGTAATAGCAGGTAATGAATTACCATTTAGAGATGTTCATTTTGCATTTAGTCCATTAAGAGAATTATCAAGGGATATATCTCAATTTGTAGATAATAAATTTAGAGTAATGGCAGATAGATACTCAAATATAGCAAGAACAATTGGATTCAGAGAAGATTCACTTCATTCTATTCCAAAAAATTCATCAGCAGCATTAGAATCAGATTTTCCAGCTCCAGAATGGAATGAATCAAATGAAGTTGTAATAATTCAATTACCAAATCTTCCAATTGAAGGAGCTCTAGGAGGAGGTTCAACGGTATGGGGTGGATCAAATGATGCTTGTATTTTAGGAATAGCACCTATTAGATTGGATAATGATAAAAGTGATTCAACATATAATGAACCATCAAATGAAAATTGGATTAAACTCAAAAATTTATCAATAGATTCATTAAATCAACTAAAGGTTAAGCTAACAGATACTACAGGAAGAAAAATAAATAATTTAGCTCCAAATTCAACACTATGGATTAAAATAAGACAAGGAATTGAGGATAGGACATTAAAGGGAGGCGACGGACCAAAATGTTACAAGCAATCAGCAGACAACTTTTATAACAATTATACTTAATTATACAAATTACTAATTATACAAATTATATTTTTTACATAATATTAATACAAAAAATATAATTTTTATTACAAAAATAAAAATCTTTATTATATATATATAAAAAATGTCTAAAAAAGTATTTGATGAAAATATTTCAGGACTTCCAGAATTAGTATCAGCAGACAATAATGAACAACCTACTGATTTAGACCTAATAATAGATCTACCTATGAATGTAGAAGCAAAACCAGAAGAAGTAAAACCACAAATAAATTATAATGATATTTTTATGATGGGAAATAAGAAAACACTTAGAGAAAATAAACCACTTAAAGAACCTATTGATACAATCACATCATCCGATATAAGGGGGGTTACTGAAGAAGAAGATGAAACAAATATAGAATTAAGTATAGAACCAACTAGAGAAAAATACGCAAATATTGGAAAGAGAGGAAGAGATAAAAAACCAAGAAAAAAAAGAGTAATGACAGATGCACAAAAAGAAAAATTAGCTAAAGCAAGACAGAAATCTCTTGAAGTTAGAAGAGCAAAAGCAAGGGCTAAATATGCAGATAAAAAGAAGAAAAAAGATGAAAAGGTAACATCTGATCCAATACCAATACCTGTAAATATACCTAAAGATAATATGAAAAATTTTGATAAATTCTGCGAATATATGGAAAGATATGAACAAAGAAAAATGAAAAAAGTTAGTTTTTCTCAAGATCCACATCCTAATAAAATTATTCCTACTGCACAAAAACCAAGACCTCCAGTAATTAATAAAAAAATTCCACAAGTTATAAATAAAGTAACACCACAACCACAACCTAGATTGCGAGATACTCCACAAGTAATTCCCTTTAAACCCCCTGATGCTCCAACATCTATGATGGACAAATTCAATGCTATTAGATCAAGTAATAGAATGGGTTTTGGTTCTAGATGGTAAATTAATAAAATGTATATAATATTTTATTAATCAAATCTAACAATAATTTTTCCAGTTTTAGGGCATTTTTCATAATCTCTAGTTTTATATTCTTTTCTAAATTTTGTATTCTTAATATTATCAGATTTATTTCTATTTGATTTTTTAATAATACATTTTGGTAAATCTGATTTTAAACAAAAGTAATAATCAAAATAAGGATCTTTATGACTCATAATTGACATTAAATAAAATGTGTTTTTTTTATAATTTAATGTTGAGGAAACTTCGTAATCATAATTGATATTATTCACTTTAGTTTTTTTTTTATTTTTATAATAATAGAATCTACTCCATTGCTCAGGATCTGCATTTTTATGACTATATTTTTGAACTATTTCAGGGGAAATATAAATTCCCAATTCTTCAAGGCTTTTTTTGTCATCACTATTCATTTATATATATAATTGAGAAAATAATTAAATATAAATTAAAAAAAATAAACAACTATAAAAATTTAAATAATATTTAAATAATATTAATATTATAATGTATTATATATAATAAATGGATAAAAACCTAGATATATTACCAATACAACCTATTGAGAATGAATCAAAGATGAAGAAGAAAATTCATCCAAATCTTCCAAATATATATAAGGGTCAGTTATTGATAGTGGCTGCACCCATCCGATCAGGCAAATCAGTGATGTGGAATAATATGTTACTTAATCCCAATTTTTATGCTGACTGCTTTCAAGATGTAACGGTGATCTCAAATACCATATTTAATGATGCAACTAGTAGGTTCGCAGCGGAAAAATGGAAAAATACCTGTTATGAAATGTATTCAGATGATTTAATTACAAGTTTAATTAAACAACAAAAAGAGAAAAAAGATGGAGAAGGAGATTCATCATTTGCTTTAATACTTGATGATATATGTGGAGATCTAAATAAACACGGTAGAAAAGGAGGAAAAGCCATACACTTCAGCACTAGATTCAGACATTCAGTAAATCGTGGTGATGCTTGTCTTATGCTTTATTCAAACCAAAAATATAATGATATATCTACAATTATTCGTAATAATGCTACGGGAATGTTAATTTCAGGAAATATTAAATCAAAGAAAGAATTGCAATCTATAAAAGATGATATACAAGATACATTTGGAGGATCTGAAGAATTTGATAGAATGTTCAGAAGAGCACAGGAGAAACCGTATAGTTGGTTATATTTTAGACTAGATTCAACACCGCCTGAAGTATATTTGGATTTCAAGGAGAAGTTGTATCCAAATAATTTTTTAAAACCTAAAAATTGATTTAATACAAAAAATTTAAAAATAAATATAAATAATTTAATTTTATATTTATTAATATATATAAATGAACAACCCTTTTAATTATCAAAATGATTTAACAGGATTTAGATCTACACTTGCAACAGAAGTAGCGAAACACGATCAAAATGTAAGCAATGCTTACCAAAGGGCAGTTGGTCAAAAAGCAGACTTAATAGCAAAAGCTAAAGAATTAAAATCAGCTGGTGAAGAGCTAGTAAAACAAGGTTTAGAAGCTGAAGTTATTCCAGTAGCTGGTAAAGCAGTATATAAAGGAGGGAAAGCAGTAGCTACCGCATTAAAAAATAGATTTGGAGGATCAGCAAGTGAATCCTCAGGACCAGTTGAGGAAGGAGCTGAAGGTTCAGGTGATCCAGTTGAAGTTGAAGGAGCAGGAGATATAGAATTACCATCAGTTGGTTCAGGACCAGCTCCTGTAAGCTCTTCAACCCAACCATTTGGTGAAATTAATGAAAATACTTTAACTAATAGCTCACCCTTTACAAGAAATCAACCTAGAGCATCAGATATAACTGAAAGGGTTGGTAATGCTGAACAAACTGCATCTAATGAAGTAGAAAATTTAGGTTCAAGAGCTGAACAAACTGCTCAAGAAGGAGCAGAAGCCATAGGTGATACTGCTGAAGGGGCTGGAAATGCTATCAGTGAAGCAGTTCAAGGAGCTACTACAGCAGGAGAAGATGCATTAGCAGGAGCAGGAGAAGCAATCTCAGGAGCTGCGGAAGGTATATCATCAGGAATTGGAGCTGCTACAGGAGCTATAGAGAGCGGAATTGGAGCTGCTACAGAAGGATTAACAGATGCTGCTGTTGCTACAAGTTGGATACCTTTCGTCGGGGAAGTATTAGGAGGTCTAGCAGCAGCTTCAGCACTAGGAGCAGCAGGCTACGGTCTATATGAAGAAATTAAGGGTGGTGATGCTGAATCAGCAGCTGAAGCATCTAACTTACAAATTGCACCTACTCCTAAATTAAATGTTGCGGGATCATTTGTTGCACCACAACAAACTAGTGTTGAACAGTAAATAAAACATTATAATATTTTAGTTATAATACAAACAATTAATTTATTTTTAATTTAAAAAATAAATTTATTTTATTTTCTATTTAATAAATATATAAATGACGACTCCGACAATAGCAAAAAGTATTTTAACCGATCGTAATTCGGAATACAAAGCCAGAGATGTAATTGAGCTTTTTATCCCTCCTGAGGTTGTTCCAATGCTTAACCCATCTGAAACATATTTAAAAGCAATAGTTCAAATAGAGAATACTACTCATTGCGTCCAACCAGATCCAGCAGCAGCGGCACATAGTTTGATAAATGAAATTCAGGTTTATGATGGTAATTCTCAACAATTATTAGAACAATTAGAAGATTATAATAGTTGGACAGCTAAAGAATTCCATTATAATCAAACAAATGGATTAAGGAATATGAGGGCTTTAATGCAAGGTCAAAGTAGAACACAAACACCATTTTGCACATCCTTATATTATACTCCTAATTTAGTAACAGGAAATGTATATAGACCAGTTGAGGTATGCTTACCATTGCATATGTCTGGTATTTTTGGAAGCAATGGGAAGGTATTTCCCAGCCTCCTGACTTCGGGCTTAAGATTAAGATTACAATTAGAAGACAACACTAGAGCATTAAAGATGGTAACAACCACATCTTTTTTAACTGCTCCAATGCCAGCAGTAGGAGCTGAATCCCCAGCAGCTGTAGTTTTAGCTGATTTTACAACATCTGATAACAGTGAAAAAACATCATTCTTTGAATTAGGGACGGTAATAGCTGGAGCAGCAGCTATCACTCAGATTGATGTTCTTAAAACTCCAGCAGGAACTGGACAAAAATGTAATTCTAATACTTGCGGTTTTAGGGTAGGAATGCAAATTGGATATCAAGCAAATACAGGAAAAATAGTAAATGCAGGAACTATTACAGCTATTACAGATACAGCTACAAAAATTGAATTTGCTGTAGCATCTGTTACACCTACGGCTCCTATGATGGCGGGATCAGGTAAATCAGTATTTGTATATACTGAATCTCTTGATCAAGCTCCAGAATATGTAATGTCTAATGTTGAATTAGTTTGTAGTGTAGTAGAAGCAAAACAAGAAACTGTTAATAAAATGATACAACAAGTTAATAGTGGTAATGTTAAACTTGATTATACTTCATTCAACATATATAGAAATAATCTTAATGCTAAAGTAAATCGTCCAAATATATTATTTGGAACTTCAGAACACAGAGCTATGAGTATCCTTAATTATCCGATGAGAACTCAGAATAGTTATTTAGAAGATAATCTTAATTCAATTGGTGATGGTATTACATCATATCAGTATAATATAGCTAACAGACTTACCCCCAATAGACGAGTTGATGTTACAAGAGTAGGATCTAATACAAATGATCTAAAATGGAATGCTATTCATCAACACGAACTTAAAAAGGCTTTAGCAAGAGGTAAAATTGCTCCAAGATTTCTTTGTAAAAATAAATCTATGTTTGCTGTAGGGAGAGAATTAGCAAAAGTTGGTAAATCTTTTGATGCAAATAATCAAGAAATTAGGTTAGATCTAGAATATTCAACAGCAGCTGCTGATAACAATGTTGAAAAATTACTTCATAGTTGGGTATATCATATTAAAACTTTAGTAATATCTCAAAATTCAATTGCTGTAGTTTATTAGATTCCGAAGGAAAAGAAGGAACTTGAAAAAAAAATTTAATTGAGAACATAATAAAAAATTACAATAAATATATTTAATATTTCAAATATATTTATTCTAAAAGTTCCTTCACTAGATTCGGCGGAATTCTATTTATAGCTGATAATAATTTTTTTTTATATTGAAAAAGATGGATTAGAGAAAGCAAAAGCTAGAAGAAAATTGTATAAAATTCGTCATAATCGGTATAGGAAGATTAAGAATAGTCCATCAAATCTTATGGTAATACAAATTAATTTAAAAATTACATTAAATTTAAATAAATTTTATTAATATATATATATAATAAATGGCTCAAATAGAAAGTGTTCAAAAGTTTGAAATATCTCCAGCTAATCAAAGCTCTGGAGAAGCTACATACTCTTATGTATCGGGAAATCCATTAATTTCCTTTTCACTAACTGCATCAGATTTATACCTTATGACTGATAAATTAAGACTTAATTTTAGATTACAACTTAAGGATGGAAATGGTGTTAGACCAAATAACAATAATCAAGATGGCGGTGGTCTTAAAGAAGTTCTACTTAATAATAAAGTAGGGGTAGCTAGTGTCATAGATAATATTACTGTGTCAAATCTTCAAAATAATGTAATTGAATATTGTAGATCATACCCTAGGATGTTAGCCTCATTAATCCCTTCTGGGGCAGGATTTGCTGATTACACATCTTATTTAGGACAACAATTCGGTGCAACAAGTAATAAAGAAGCTCAAGGTAGAATTTGTAACACTGCTGGAAATATTGCAGGAGGAACTCAAAGATCCTTTATAGAGGTTTCAATGCCTCTTATGTGTGGTGTTTTCTTAAATGGATTACCTTTACCTCTATCTTATAATGCAGGATCTGGTGGTCTTAGAATAAATATCCAACTAGCTCCATCAATTCAAGCTCTTTTTGGAGATACTACCACTTCTGCATCTACTGTAAATTCATCTTATGTTTTATCTAAAGTTTCTTTATCTGGTGAATTCGGTGTTCCCGCTGGTGGAAGATTACCACCAATTAAAAGCTTACCATTTAATGCTTTTCAATCATTTTATTCCGTTATTAATAATGGTGATAATACACAACAAATTAATCCAGCATTAAGTGCTGTTGTAAGTCAATTTACAAATTTTGTGCCTACCGAACATATCAGTTCATTCAACGACGATAGTTATAGGACAACACCTTTACTAAATAAAAGTTCAGCAGCTGGAAATCCACAAGTGAATAAAGCTCCAATTAGTGGTATTGATTTTATAAAATCTGGTGTTAAATTTCCACTTCAATTTAAAATTGATGAAAAGAATGTAATTCAAAGGGATGCGACTGTAAATGATCAATATCAAGATACACAGTTTGAAGCTCAAAGACAATTTTATTACCAAACTGCATTAAGAACATTAAGAGATTCTACATCTTCTATGCCTGGAGCTAATTCAGAAGGTTTATCAATTGCTAATGATGATGTTCATCATAATTCAACAACTGGAGTAGGAACAAATGGATTTGAAAATTGTTATGGTATAGGTTGTAGATACGACGCAGTCGGTAATGGATCAACTACTTCATTCAGAGGACAACCATTTTCAATGAGAATTCAAAGTAAATTGGATGGTAATTCTCCAATGTCTGCAAATACCTTTTTCTTACATAGAGGTATGATCAACTTTGATTCAAATGGTATAGTTAGTATTTCAACTTAATTTGTTTAAAAAATACAAAATTTTAAAAAATAATTATTAAATAAATTATATTTAATAATTATATATAATAAATGGCTGACTTAACAAAAATGGTTGGTATGACTTCCTTGGAATCTCAAGATCAAAGAATAGAAACTGAAGTAATTGAACCTACAGCAGTTTCAAATTCTCAATGTAAATTTTTATTACCACAAAAAGGATTGTTATCTTCAGATGCATTCTTTACTTTTAAAGCATTAGGTGGTGCTGCTCATCTAGACACACCATTGATGGCTGGCGGTCTCAGTTTTGTTCGTAGAATTTCTTGTTATTATGGTAATGTGCTTCTTGCTGATTGTGATCAATTATCACATCTTATGCAGTTAAAAAATACTTTTGTTGATCAAGATATTAGAGATCAAGTTTATCAAACTGAAATATTACATTTCTCAGGTTTAAAAGTTGATCAAACAGCTTCAGGTAAAAAAGGATTTTATTCATTAGATGCTGAAGATGATGGAACTGGTATTGTAGGTTTAAGAGCTGCTGGAAATAATGCATATGAGAAAGATCCAGCTTTTAGACTATCTACAAATGCTGCTGATACTCCTGAAATTTCAATTGCATTAAAATCTGTATTTCCCTTCTTAACTCAAACACAATTACCCCTTGGATTATTGAATGAAAGAATTACAATTGTTATAGATTTTAGTGATGACTTACCAGGAATTAGAACTGTTGTGCAAAAAGCAGCAGTAGGAACTGAAGTATGGGCTGCAGGATCAGATATTATAACTTCTAGTTGTAAAATGCTCTTAGATTTAGTATATTATGATGATAAACCAAATAGACCTTCACCAATGGCTATAATTGAACAAAAATTAAAAAGTGGTCAAGAAATGGTTTATACTGATTTTGTTCATCTTGAAGAATTTATTCCAGCTCTTACTACTACAGCAGGAGTTAAAGAACAGAATAAAATTGTGAGATTAGGTCTTGATTCGCAAATTGTAAGAAATATTCTAATAGCTACTCCTAGACAAGCTGATTATTCTGCTCCATATACTAATGCTAAAATGAGTAATGTAATTTTAGGTGATTATAACAGTTTGGCATCACAAGGTAGAACAACTTTACAATGTAAAGTAAATAATAGAAATGTATTTGTAAATGCTCTTGATATGGATGCTAAATTATGGAATGAATTGAGTCAAGTTTATGGAACTCCTAATAAATCAAATCAAGGTCTTACTTCTTGGGTTGGACAACTTGGAGGAGCAGATTATGAACAAGATAACAATCAATGTGCATTTCCAAATGATAAATATTTTGCTGGACATCTGGAAGCAAATTTAAATGCAAGACTTGGATATATGGGAATTAATTTATCTAGAACTTATGATAATGTAATTGGTGCAGGTATGGCTATTGGTAAATCTCCAGTTGAAGTTGAGATAGGATATCAAAGAACAAAAGAGAATGATGAACAATTAAGAGTCCTAGTTTGGACTGAAAACGAAAGAGTTATGTTAATTAGAAATGGAACTATATTTGTATCAGGAAGTTAAAATATTTAGATATAAGAATATATTTAATTTTAATTAAAAAATATAAAAGTAAATTTTAATTAAAAATTTTATTTATAATATATTTATATATAAATGAATGATACCAGAACTTACCCTAATACACAAACTTTTTTAATTGAAGCTTCAAGGGAAGATTCATTAATTGATAATAAAGATAATAACGATTTTAATTCAAAATGGACAACAGAAACAAATTTTAATTTAAAAAGAGGTGATACTGTATCCGTTGAAATGGTAGCTTTGAATGCTCAAAATGCAGGTTCTAGTCAATCAATTGAATTTACAGGAGAACAAGTTATAGTTGATGGTAAAAAAAGAGCTTATTGTGATAACAAAGTTTTATTAGAAATATTTTTTTATATGAATAATAACAATACATATACTGTGGGCTTACCACTAAAACACCCTGAAGGTAGCTTTGATGATACAACTTATTCTGCTCAAACATATATGCCAACTACTCAGGGATTAGATACAGGCGGACATATTCCAAATGTAAGAGGTCTTACAATGAACCCTGGTTCAATGTCCTTTCTAGGTATTGGAGTTGTCGGATCAGGACCAGGAGCATATGTTGGTCCAGTTATGGATGCTACTAAAGCTCATTTTTGCATTGGTTTTATTTTAGATGATGGGACAACAGTAACAACAGCTACAGCTACAGATTTAGTTGAATCTTTTATTTTGGGAAAAGCAGGAGATACAAATCCAAAATCAGGACAAGCTACAGATTATGCTGGTTGGTTAAAAGGTGATGGAACAGCAAATAAATTATGTAATATATTACCACTAATGATGTGGGGAGTAGAAGACGACGCAGGAAATTTAGAAATAAATTCTTTTGTTATAAAAGATCTAGCTGAACAAGGAGGAACAGGAAGATTAGTTGTTAATCTTGTTGAACCTACTTATTTAGCTCCAGCTCCAAATACAGTATCAGCAGGAGCTTTATTTGCTTTAAATTGGAATGTTGAAACTTTGGGATCATCTGAAGTTGGACTTGTAAATTATGATAATATAAATCCTGCATCTTTTAATGCATCTTTCCAACCTGCACAAATGGCTAAAAATGCAAATTTAAGTAATTATATGGAAAATATAGGATATACTGCAACAGCAATGTCAGGACAATTTAAAGCTTTTAATAATGCAATATATGGATCTGCTACATCAAGAGATATAGGTAATGTTGCTAAAGCTGATATTAATAATCCAGCAGCTGCGAGAGGTTTTAGATGTCAAAATCCAAGATATAATAATAATTCAAAACCATATATATTTACAAGAAATGATTGGTGTGGTCAAGGTAGAAGACAACCAAATAGTGGTAAATTTCTTCCAAAACTAGAACCATTATCAACATTTATTTTATTAGAAGCTGATGAACTTTTTACGGATGTAAATTCACTAGCACAAAAGATAAATGATAAATTACACGAAACTTTAAATTTATTTGATACTGAAATTCCAGAACAAGATAATTATTTAACAAATACTGAATTATATCCTAATCCTATTTCTAAAGCATCATCAGTTATACCATATTCAAATAATTATGGTTATTTAGATCCTGCTGAATCTACAGGATTTACTGAAGTTCAATATAATTTATGGGATACTATCCCTCCAATTAAATTTGGTGGAACAGTAAAGATTCAACCAGCAAATTTTGATGATGGTGTAAATTATTTAGCTTCTGGAGATGGAACATCTGGATTAAATAAATCAACTGATGTTTATTTTAAAACAACATATATTAATAAAGTTACAAATCAGACTTTTTATCCTGAAAAAGTAGAAAATCCAATTTATGGAAATTGTGGTTATGGTAATTTCTTCAAAGCTCAATTAGGTGATAGATGGTCAAGATTAGATTGTCAAGATATGATTACACTTGTTCAAAAAAATCCATCTCCAGCGATAGGTGATAGATGTATTGGAAGACCAGTAATATTAAATAATAAATTGAAATATACTAGTATATCAGTTCAAAATAGAACAGGGTCTTCAAATGTTACTTCAACTGTTCTTGATAAACATCAATTAATATTTACTAATATTCAATATCCAACAATTGACGGAACAGGTAATGTTGATCCACCAGCAGCACCTGATAAATTTGCTGATTTTGCTGAACAAGTAAGAAAATATGAAATATATAATAATAAATCTGGACCAAAAGATTATAATAAACAAGATAAAACAATTGATTGGTGTTTTGATTTTGATTTAGGAATAACAAATGATTCAGATACTTCTTTTTTAGATAATGTTCCATCAACAACAGCAAAATATAATCCAATGGTTTGTAAATGGACAGATATGTATCCAGCAACAGCAGATCCAAGTGATACATTTGGAACAGGACAAACAGGAACAACAAGACCGCTAATACATCCTGTTTTTAGTTGTGAGAGATTCGGAGGAGGTGATAAATGGGATTATAGAGCACAATTTCAAGCATATAGACCATTAGGGAAAATTCTAATAGAAAGTAGATTTGATAATAATTATGTAAATACTTCAATTCAAATCAGTGATCAAGCAACAACAACCCCATCAGTTACTGACCCTAGATGTGAATTAATTGATGCTGAATTATACAAAGAACAAAATGTAGTATATCCAGATATTGAATTAATGAAAAAATTAAATTTAGGATGTTATCCATATACTTATACTGATGAAGATGGTAATAAACTTATTCTAACAGCAGTTAGAGTAGCTGTTGATTATCACGCAATTGATTTATCACCATCATCTTTAAATATTGGAGCTCTTACTTGGGGATTACCTATCGGTGTGTCACAATCAGCAGTTGATAATCATATTATTGCTCCAATGAATGCAGATTTTAGAGATACAGATATTATTTATGATTCTGGAGCTCAACCGAAATTAAATAGATATTTAAGATATAATAGAATAAATCAAGTTTGGACAGGAGCAAATAATCCAACATTTCAATTTAATTCGGATAAGAATAGATATGAATTTATTAATTTACAATCTGATCAATTATTATCATCATTTAATACTGCACAAGCAGGTGGTGGTGTATCATCACAGTTAGGTGATAAAGTAGGTATTGTAAATACAGTTACAAAAGATGCTGTATTTTCTGCTGAAACAAATCAATCAGAATTTACAAAAGGCGTAAGAGATGCTATCGGTGGAGTAGGTGTTTATAATATTTGGCTTTGTCCTCCTGATTATACACCACCAGAAGGAATATCATTACATAATTATTGGGATAATTCAACAATTGGACAAACAGCATTAAATCACGATGCTATTACAGCAGGATGCACAAAAGCAACAAGAGAAATGTGGGAGGGTAATTTACTTGATAGATGTGGTTTTGATTATTATGGATTATTTCCAAGATATGGAAGACAATTTAATAGATTTGACCCAGCTACTTATAATAATGAAGATCCTAATTTAGTAGGAAATGGAGTAAAACCATTAATATTAAATAATTCTCTTGATAATGTAACAAATCCATCATTATCAGTTTATTATGATCCAATAAAAACTCCTGCATCAGGAGCAATTCCAACAGGTGTTCCTAATTTTGGACATTCAATTAATGCAAATTTACCAGTATTATTATCAACTCAATCATTACCATTAACAGCAAAAAATAGTCCAGTTCTTACAACATCTCCTTTTTATATTATATATTCTGATGTAGTTGGAGAAAGAAATTATCAATCAGGATCAACACCACTTCCAGCAGTATTTTATTGTATGAGAAATTATTCAGCATCTGGATTCTTTTACGGTTATGGTTCTAGTTTTCAAATTATGGTTAATCAAGATAGAGCTTTATCATTAATAAATACTGAAATAAGAAATCCAAATGGTGAATTAGCTAAATTATCAAAAAATTCAACAATTATGTATAAAATTCAAAGACAATCAATTATTCCTCCTCCTATGATAGATGTATATGGACAATTAGAAAATCAAGTTGATCCAGATCCAAATAATACAGAATTATTAAATCTTACAAGAAATAATGTTTCTGGTGGAGTAGCAGGAGGAACAGGAGATAGAATAAAACCAGGTAGAGGAAGAGGGTCAGGAAGAGGACCAGGAATCAGAAGTGGTAATGGAACAGTTACTCATATTCCAACAGTAATTTTAAATAATAGTAGATCACATATACAACCAGGTGGTCAAGTAGTTGGATCAGCTTCACACGCTAATGAAATAGCAACACAAACAAATGTAAATACAAGTATTCAACAAGCAAGTAATATTACTCCTGAATTATTAGATGAATATACAGAAGGTCAAGCATTCGGTGAATCTATAGCAGCACTATTTGAAGGTGATGCAGTAGTTGATCAAGCAACAAGAGATATGGGATCAGGAATTGCAGGTGATACAATACTTCCAGAACAATTAAAAGAAAGAACATTAGATAGAAAAGTAATTAGTTTGATATTTAGAGTATTCCTTGCTAAATTAACAGAAAAATGGGCAGTAAAAGATCCTAATAATCAGGAAGATATTGAATATATAACAGATTTCTTTCCAGTATCAATAAAGAAAGGAGATGATTTCAATACTTATATATCTAGGGGATTAAGACAATTATTTCAAAAATTAGATATTGGTATTATATTTGAAAATGCTCAAAATGATCCAGCTCAATTAATAGATTTTTTAATGAGACCAGCTGATGAAACAAATCCAGCAGGATTATTAGTAGGAATAAATATAAATGCAAAAGGACAAGTTACATATGATGCTTTAAATGAAACGCCAATATCACACGGTAAATTTTATTTAGAAGCTATCAATGATAATCAACCATTAGCAGAATTATATGATGTATTAGCAGATTCAGCAGGTAAGTTAGGAAAGGATATAACAGGATTAAAGAATTACGCAAAAATAAGAGAAAAAGTAAAAATGTTACTTGATAGTGATGATATAGTTGGGGTTTATGTAGCTCCAGATGGAAAACGATATGTTTATGAAAATATTTCAAATTGGGATCAATATGGAGAGGAAGGGACAGGTTTCGCATATCCGTTAGAAGAAGTTGAAGGTAATTTTACAGATGTAAATGAAGCCAGAGATGAATTAGGAGAAATAGAACAATTTATAGTTGCAGGTAGAGGAGCAGGAAAAGAAATACCAATTAGTAGAAAAGCTGTAACTCCAGATCTTCAAGATTATTTGATGTATCTAAATTCTAATCTTGTCCCTGATAGTAGATTCAGAAAACCCACATCGGAAGGTAGTGGAGCTGTAGCATCTGGATTAAATGTTACCCCACAAGAATCGCAACAAATACAAGATGCACAGGTTGCTACTGCTGAACAAATAGCAGCCAGACAAGCAAGGGGTGATCAACAACCTAATAAATCTAAAAAATAATAATTAAAAAAAATATATATATATATTAATATAAATGGATTATCATAAATGCAGATGTTGCGATTGTGTATATGAAGAACACCCAAAAGATAGAGTATCAAGAAAAGAAGAAAGATATATGCACCATATTGGTATATGTTCTCCTCATTGTATGAAAAAACTAAAACCAGAAGCTATAAATAAAATGCACGCTTACACATTCCTTTTCGGTGATGATAGAAAAAAGAATGGTTTAAAAATACCAAAATCATATTATAAATAAATTAATTTAATAAAATATATAGATTATTAAATTACTTAAATAAATATCTTTCTTATATATATATATGAGTAAGTTTATTCACGCCTACGCCATCAATGATGTTCATATCGTCATTAAATGCCCACACCACAAAAAGAAGACCTTTCACAGACACGGATCTTGTGGAGATCTACACAATAGAACAGAAGATAGAGTATCACATTGTGATCAATGCAATTACGACACTATAGTAATTGATGATGATACTCTTAGATGTGATTTAGGAAGATCAGGACAACCATTAAAGAGATCCTTTAGTAAATACATCCAACATTATAAATGTGATTGTTGTGAAAATTATAATTGCCAAAATTATTAAATAAAATTGATCAAATCTTATTTAATATCCTTTAAATACCCTATTTATATATATAGACCATATATAGCACATAACTAATATATATATACTTAAAGAATATAACTAATTACTACTTAAAGATAACATATAATAATTATTATATTCCCTTAAGCCCTTATATAAGAGCATATAACTAGTTATTTAGTATAAAACACTTAAAGATAGAGCACATAACAAGCATTTCTCATATAAAGCTTATTATAAGTATATTAAAACTATTTAAAATTAATTTCTCTTACTATATTAATAGTAGTTTGTTTTAGAGTTGCATCTACTATTCACCGCCCAAAGACATTTTATATTATTACTCTTAAATTATTTACATAAATATATAAATTTTTAAATATTAATCATCTAAAAATTTATATTAGTTATATTATATATAATAAATGGACACTTTAGAAAAGACATTAAAAGAACATCGTAATGTTAGGGACTCAACTGTAAAGATTTATAAAAGACATTTGAACAAATTAGCAAATGCAATTACTGGTTCTGACTATAAAAGTAATGATTTTCTCAAATCAAAAAAAAAGGAGATCAAATCTTTCTTAAATAAACAAACTTCTAGCACAAAGAAAAACTATATTGCTTCTATTCTAGTTGCTTTATCACCAAAAGCTAGAAAAGAACCAGCTAAAAAATACAAAGATGTGTATGAAGAATACAGTAATAACTTATTAGATGAACATTCAAAATATACAGAGTCTTTAAAAGATAATGAAAAGAATTTGAAAGAATCAGAAAATTGGTTAAATTGGGAAGATATAATGAAAATTAGACATAAATTAGGATTGGAAATTAAAAAAATGGGATATAAACAAAATTCAAAAGAAATTAAGAATAAAAAAGATTTAAATACTCTACAAAAATATCTTGTTTTATCACTATATACACTACATAGTCCAAGAAGACTTGAATATGCAGATACAAAAGTTATCAGTTATAGAGAATTTCAAAAATTACCTGAAGAAGATAAAGATAATAATATTTATTTGGTTGTAGTATCTAGAAATAAAAAGTTTTTTAGTTTTGGTAAAAATGCAGTAAAGAGTGAAACACCAGATAATTTAAAGATCAATCTTGATAAAGGATTAAATTCAGTATTAAATCTATGGTTAAATGTTACAAATAATACAAATGATTATCTATTAAAAGATTCTAGGGGGAATAAAATGACAAAAAACGGATTATCCAAATTCCTTTCAAAGATCTTTAGCCCAAAGAAAATATCTGCTTCAATGCTTAGAAAGATCTTTTTATCAAATCAATTTCAACCAGAAAATGAAAAGAAGAAGAAACTAGCTGAAGAGATGAATCATTCTGTGAAAACACAACAATCAGTTTATGTAAAAGAAAATTAATATATATAAATATTATTTAATAAAAAAAAAATATTAAATAATATATATACAAATGGCTAATGAATGGATTCAATTCGTTAAGGCATATGCCTCCAAAAACAAGATATCTTACAAAGATGCAATTTCCAAGGCTAGACCTTCTTATGCAAAATCTAAGGGTAATAAAATGAAAAAACAAGGTTCTTCAGATAGAACAAATGAAAAGCAAGGAATGGAAATTAAGGGATTTAAAGATAAAGCAAAAGCAAGGGGAAGACCTAGAAAATCATCAAAAATGGCTACTGCTGAGCTAGGAGGTAAAAAGATTAAATTTAAAGAAGGAGGATTAAGGAAAGCATTAAAGGTAGGAGATGAACACAAATTTAAGAAGGGAGAATTGAGGAAATTACTCAAAGTTGAAAAAGGTGATATGTATGAATTCCACGGTAAAAAAGGTAAAATGACAGATAGATTAAAGAAACAGGTCAATTTAGCCCTTAACCTTATTAAATAAATATATAGATATATATAACTATTTAAATATTTATTATCTTATATATATATATATGACTGAATCTAACACTCAATTAAAACAACAATTTGAAGCAATGAAAAAAAAAGAAGAAGAAAGAAAAGCACAGAGAAAGATTACACAAAAGAAATATAGACAATCAGAAAAAGGTAAGATTGCTAATAGAAAAGCTCAAAAGAAAAGATACAAACCTACAGGTAAGCCAAGGGGAAGACCTAGAAAAACAGTTTCAAAAGAATAATTTTATTTATCTATTATTAATATATAAATAAAAATGTTATCATACATAAAATATTTCAATCCATTTTATTATTTTAAATCTGATGATACAATGTTATGCGTAAATTCATTTGCAAATACAGATAAAAGATTTAACTATATTATAGAAAGATCAGAACCAGATGAAGATAAAGAATTAGATATTGAAGATTATTTAGATCCTATTAATAAATAATCTCCGAAGGAAGTGAAGGAACTTGGAAAAAAAAAATTCTCAAACAAGAAAAAGAATTTACAAAACATTTTTTATTTTATTTCTATGAAAATATTTTTTCCAAGTTCCTTCTTTTCCTTCACTAAGTGATATCTTGTATAGATTTTGACTTAAGGATATAATCTCTTAGTTATTTAATATGAACAAAACTGAATTTCTAAATGAAATGAATAAAGTCCTCTCCGAATGTGGGGCGAATAATTATACTACATCTGAAGATAATGAATTTATATGTATTAACAATATTAAATATACAAATAGAAAATTAAATATATTATATAAGAAATTAGAAGATCTAGATGATAGTGTAAATCTTGATGATTTAAATGAAATAATTCCATTAAAACTATTTTGGTTTTTTAAAGATGCATTTGAAAGAATTGAAAGTGATATATTAAGGAATAGTATTATGAATCAATGGTATGAATGTTGTAATAAATGGGATTTTGAACTAAGTTGGTATGATGGCGATGGTATCCCAGAAGTAGATGATATAACTAATGAAATGATTCATAAAAGTTTAGCAGAAACAGATTATGATGATGAAGAATTTAAAATGTATGTATTCCACCATTTGAGAGGATCAAAAGCAAAGAAATGGGACTTCTGCAAATATTTTAGTCACGATAGATTCGCATATTAAAAAAAAACCTATAGAAATCTCTTAAGTAATTTATTAATTAAAAAAAATTAATAAACTATTTAAAAAATAATTATCTAATATATATATATAAGATGTTTAATAATAACCTTTGGGAAATCAAAAAAAACAACTCTACAATGTTTCACTTTGATAACAAAATTAAAGAGAAAATCAATACAGCTAACCTAGATCTAATTTTAAAAAGTGGGTATAATAAAACATACACTTGTTCAAATTGGTTAGAACAATTTCATTGTTCATTTACAGATGTTCAATCACAATTGAAAAAAGTTAAAAGTCAAATTAGAAATGGATTTTTAGTCGTAAAAGCTCAAGTAAATGAGTATGGGAGAGCAAATTATAAAAAAAATATATCAATGACAATGCTACCAAGTGATATAAGACAAGCATTATCAATAGATACATCAACAGATTATGATATACAAAATGCACAGCCAGAAGTGTTATTTAATATATGCAAAAAAATGAAACTTGATAAAAAAGAATACAAATATTTGAAAGATTATTGTAGGAATAGAAATAAATGGATTGAAAGATTATCAAAAACATACAAAACACCAGAAGAAAATAAAAAGGGATTATTCAAAGTAATGGTAATTGCAACAGCTTTTTTCGGTGGAAGTATTGATAAATTTGTAAAAGATAAAGGTCTAGTTTGTGATGATAACAATAAAGATTTAGTAAAACTTAAGAAAGAAGTTGAGAAAATAGTCAAAAGATACATTATTAGTAATAACCCTGATATATATGGAGAAATCATCGTTAAAAATAAAAAAGAATTTGCAAAGAAAATGGAAATCTGTACTAAAGCATCTAAGATAAAAAAGGATCTTAAAAAGCCATATGAAAAAAATCCAAATTCTTCAATATCATCATTTTTTTTACAAAATTGGGAAAGAATTATAATTGAAACAGTAATTTTAGAATTAACAGAGCAAGAAAAAATGGTAAAAAATAGATTTATTTATTGTTATGATGGATTTCAAGATGATGCAGATATTAAATGTAGTGATTTACAACAAATAGTAAAAAACAAGATAGGTTTTGATCTAACATTTACAATCAAAGATTGTTTAGAAGGTAAGAAAATTATGGAAAGAGTAAATGAATTAATGGATGAAGATTTATTAGGTAAAGAACATCCTGAATATGTTTTAGAATCTTTTGATATTAAATATTTAGAATCTCTAAAATATGATTATAAATTACAAAAAGATTATTGGGAAAGATTTGTATGTTTTACGGTAAAAGATGGTAATTATTGGTTAAAAAATACTGAAAAGTTAAAAGATCCAGAAACAGGAAGAATCAGAAATAAAGTAGAAAATACACCTTATAAATATCCCTCATTACTTGAATCATTTGGTGATGTTATATCTATTGAATATGTTGTAAAAAGAACAAAAGATGGAGATGTAGAACAAGAAAAAGAAACACCATTTATTAAAAGATGGAGAAAAGAAGGAATGAGAAAATATTTTAAAATGGATTTCTATCCAGAAAATAAACCTTCAAAAGAAAGAGAACAAGCAGATATATATAATACATTTTCAGGATATCCAGAATATGTATATGATAAATCTAAATCTCTAAAAGCAAATATGAAAGAAAAATATAAAAAGATTTGGGAAGGAATTCTAATTAATTTATTAGGAAATAAAGAAGCAATGATTCAGTTCAATAATATTATATCATTTAAGATTAAATATCCATCAAGAAAAAAACCATTTGGAATTATTATTAAGGGAAGACAGGGATCAGGAAAAAACTTTATATTATCAAGAATTGCAAAAGTAATTGGTGAAGAACATTTTTTGACTACATCAAATGCTAAGGATGTTATAGGGGATTATGCGATGGGATTGTTTCATAAATTAATTGTTAATCTTAATGAGATGGATCTTACATCAACTAAATCATTAACAAATAGATTCAAATCAATTGTATCAGAAAATACAATAACATTTAATCCAAAACATTCAAATCAATTTGAAGCAGTAAATTATGCATTAAATATAATTACAACAAATGAAATGTGTCCTATTGTTTTAGATGTAATGACAGGAGAAAGAAGATGGTTTATATTTGAAGGTAATGGATTAAATACAAAAATATCACAAGAGAAATGGACAAAAATTCACGATATCACAGATTCAGATGATTTTACAAAATTCCTATATGATTATTATAATGATATGGAATCAGAAAAATATGATTTCAAAGATGCAAAAAATAAAAATAGTAAATCAGAAGCTTATAATAATGTTGCAAGTTTATTTATTCCATATGAATTATTATTTTTGAAAGACTTTTTTCTTCATCAAACTTACAGAACTTTTATTATGGATGAAGAACCTGATACTAAATTTATTGAGAAAGAAGATCCACTAGGAGGAACAAAGCAAATAGAAGTATTTAGACAATATCACGATTATGATTCTTTTTATAAACCTTATCAAATAGAACTTGGAGATTTATTATCAGAATATTGGGAATGGAGCAAACTTAATAAAGTTGGAAGTGGAGAAGAGAAAAAACAAAAATCATTTATGGCTAAATTAAATTCATTTCATTTCAAAAATTTAGAAACTGGAAATCATAAAGAAAATAGAAGAAAAGTATTAAAATTTAGACCAAATGATATAATGAAACAAATCATTGAAAAGAAAGCTTTTGATGATGATATGACTATATGGAGAACAACAGATATTAAAGGTAAAGAAGAAATCAAGAAGACAGATCAATTAGATTTTTTAGACATTTTATAAATAATTTAATAATTAATTAATATTAAATTATTCAGTTTGAATTGCTACATCAGCGGTTTTAACACCTTTTTCAATATCAAGTTCTTTTTCAACTTGAGCTTTTATATTTTTTACTATACATTCACTACCTTGTAAAACACAAAGTAATGTATGTAATACACCGTTACCTTTTGTTTTTTTTGTAAATGCCAATAGTTCAGATAAAACAAATAACCCTATTGCAACATATCCTATATTTTGATCCATTAATATATATATATTTAATTATAA